GTAGTTCAAGGTACTGACCAATCAGGTGATCCAGGTGCAGCTAATGTACCATTCACTAAACGTCCGTATGAACAATCTGTAGAAATTATAGGTAAAAATGTAATTTCTTATACAGCTAAACCATATGCTTCACCTTTCCGTAGTGCTTCTGTACTAGCAATTAGTGCAACTCCTGCTGAACAATCTGTATATTCTATTTACTTAGGCTTCCGTGGAAGACGTGTAACTGAATTTGATTCAGGTATTCATGCAGTAGTAAAGAAGAAAGTACAAGTAACTACTGGACAGTATTCTACATTGGCTCTTACATCTGATCAAGATGATTTGACTCAAAGATTATGCTATCAAATTGACCAAAACTCTTACCAATTTCAACCATTCTTTGGTAATTTTGGGGGTTCTTGGAAAGTTATGGCATTTGCAGTAGATTTATCTGGTGGAACTGGTATTTCTTTGACTCTAGCATCAAGTGCTGGTCAAGCTATTCCAGTAATTGTAACTCCTGATGGTATTACTCGTAGTATCACTACTGACCAAGATTTAGCTAATACATTTGCTAATGTAGTAACTAATACAGCTTTAACAGGTTCATCTACAATTGAATTAATTGATCCATCTACTTATGGTTCAGGAACTTCAGATTACGTGCTTTTAGTGGCTATGAATGAAATTCCAGCTTATGTAGACCGTGACCCAACATTGAAGATTCGTATTGATGCTGGTGCAGGTGATAGATTTGAAGAAGAAAATGTAAACTTTGTAGTGGGTAGTAATCCATTTGAAGGCTCTGGAACTTATCGTCAATGGAAGATTTATTGGGATAATACAAATGGTCAAAGAAGTTATTCTCAAAACCGTGATTTGTATCCAGTATTAGTATATCCTACTTCATTAGTAGAAGGTGCTACATATGATGCAATTATTCTTGAGCATTATTCTAGTTCACAAGTTCAATTTACTGGTACTTCTAATAGTCCATATAAGACTATAGTACTTATTCCAGCAGATGCAACAGGTGAAACTCCAATTATCAATGCTTTCAATAAATGGTTAGCCCCAGCTTTCCCAGCTTTGATTTGTTTCTTAGTATATTTCTCTTGGTCTCCTTCATCTTGTTGTGCAAGATAATAATCAGCCTCTGGAAATTTACCAGCCTCATATTCAGCCTTAGAATTAGCAAATCTTTTGAGTTCTAAACATATATAATATGCTAAAAGGTCATCTAATCTGTTTAAGTCTAACACTGTTAATCCATCATTTGTAGAAAATACAAAGGTCTGGAAAAAACTAGGACTTTCTAAATGTTTTTTGTTGTTAACATCAGCTCTTGTATTGTCTAAGTAATCTTTTTTAAGACTAAACTTATACTCTATAAGATACTGAAGTCTAACTTTATCTTGTATTGATAGAAATTGAAACTCTGGTGAATTAATTGGTTCTCCTTTATAAGGATTATCAACTTCTCTATCAAGACCTGTTGCAAGTCTACCTGTTTTAGCAGATAAAGGTGCTACGTGTTTTTCTTTAATTTTACCATCTACTTTGGTTTGATTCAATCTACGCTGGTTTTTACCATTGATAATTTCTGTAATCTTACTTGCTGATGGTTTTGGTATTTTGTATATGTATACTTTACCTGTTTGTATTGACATTAGTTTATTTGTTTTATCCTTTTTTATATAGAGACTTGTGGATTTAACAAGCCTTTTTCTACTAAGTTTAAGTAGATTTTTTCAATATGCTGTGTAAAATTTTCAAATTCTAAAGCATGTTTTGCTCTATTGCAAATTATACAACAAGGAACAGAATTTTCAATAGTATATCCTTTTGTATTATTCAATCTATCAATACCATTTCTAATGTGCTTTACTTTTTCTTCAATATTTATTGTATAAATATGCTCAGAACTTTTTTCATTACAATAAAAACAATCTTGATAAATTAAATTTAAAAACTCCTCTTTGGTCAAATCAAAAGAATAATCTCTTTCTTTAGCTACTCGTTTATATTTATTATAAATATAAGTTTCTGGATTTGTTCCTTTTAAAAATGGTCTATTTAATTCATGTCTTCTTTTAGAATTCTCTGATTTGTGACAACCACAAGATAAAGTTTTAGGATTCTTTTTAAAAATATTCCCTCCTCTTACAACATGTGTGTTGCCACAATCACAGAGACATTTATAAGCAGCTTCTTTTCCTCTTGAGGAACCTTCTGCGCTTTTTTTAAAATATCCTATTAAACTAACAATAGTAAGTTTTCCAACTTTTTGTCCAATTCTATCTTTTTGTGGTTTATAATTTTCATCTAAAACCAATCCTATTAATTTTTTCATAGGTACAAAGATAGTAATTTTATTTTGATTTTCAAACTGTACTAAATTTATTTCTTTAGATATTTATGTAGAGTTCTTAACTTACGGAAAGAATTAACTCCCCACATCTACTCACATCAACCACATTAATTCCTGCTTGACCCTCAGATACGAATTCTACACCTGCAACTTTGTTTTGCATAGCACCACCCTTAATAGGTTGACCTTTGTAGTTAATTGTACCTTCAATCCAACCATATCTACGAGTATCTTTCACTGTAAGCATACGAATGTTATCTTCACCTTCACTTTCACCAAAATCCAAGAAGGTCATTCTCCAAGAATCAATTGGTTTGTTAGTGTAGATTGGGTGCATTGTTTTGCAGAACAAAGCTGAATCATAAAGAGGGTTGATAATCAAATCTACCTCAATACCATTCAAACCTTGATAGTGCGTAAATTGTGCACCATAAGACAAGTGACGAGCACCTTCTTTACCAACACGTTGAATATAGTTAGTATCAACAGTCAAGAAAGAACTTGCAGAAGTTGCAAGCAAGTTATGGAAAGCTATAGCTCCCATAGAACCAGTCATTGCAGTAATCTTACGTTGTCCTTGAGAAACACGAGAGAAGAAGATTGCATCTAAGTAATCATACAACATAGATTCAGTCAAAGCACCATTATAGTACTGAGTCCATCCATCACGAAGTTGTTGTCTAATACCAGGACCAGTTTTCTTCATACGTCCAGTTGTAGGATCAATAGAAGTTGTTTTTTCACCCTTCCACATTTGATATTCCATATCTTTGTAGAGTTGGTCTTCCAACTTAGCTTGAGCTACAGGCATAAATTTGTCTGATACTTTTACTTTACCAGTTGCTTCATCACGGAAAGGTACTGGAAGTCCAATCATACGATTGTCTTCACGGAAAGCCTTATCTGTAACTGTAAACTCATTAGCAAAAGCACCTACTTGGCATTCTAGTTCAAAACTAGAACCAAATTGCATTGTACCAAAATCTTGGTTAAATTCAGATACTACTGAAGTCCACACCTTAGTAAATTCCTTACCTACTTCTAAAAGTTCAGATGGGAAATACTTAGCATAATTATCTGTTTGCAATTTTACTACATATGTATAACCATTACCATCTTGGAAAGGTCCTTCCAGAACTTCCAATTTGTAGTCATCATGTTCACCCTCAATTACATCAGGGTAAGAATACCAGCCTTCATCAAGCTTAATTCTAAAAGATTGTTGGTTAATACCTGGAGTAGAACCAGAGGTAATACCATCTAGTACTTCTACACTACGTAGAGCTTTTTCTTGTGCACCTACTAGTTTCCAGCGATACATTTCATTATCTATTTCAACAGATTTACCTTTAGCCATTGTCATACCTAAAAGTGGTTTACCATTGAACATATCTGTAGAAGAGAATAATTGACCCATTAGTTTGTCAAACACATGGGGTTTCCCCATATCATAAGCTTGAACAAGCATATCTGAATCAAAGAATTTTCCTCCAATTGCATCGTATTTACGTGTCTGAATTGCGGAAATGTTGTTAAAAATCATTTTTCTTTGTTTTTGTTTTAATTAATAATTGTTTGTTTATTGATATGGGATTAAATTTCAGAATAATCTATTACATTATTCCAACTAAATCCTTTCTTTCCAGAAGTATCATCAGAAGAGGAGCTAAAGTTTTTCTTACCCGCTGTAACTCTACTAGTGATTTCTTTTAAGTTCTTTACTGCTTTAGTTTTTTCTTGTCTTGATATTTTTGACAAATCAAAACTAACACTTTTTGTTTTTGGATCTTCAGTCAAAGTATTTAGAATTGCTGATAAAGCTAATGTGAGTTCAGGATTTCTCAAAACTACACCATTAAGTCTATAATCAAAATCACTCATTGCTTGTCCACCTACATTTACTTGTGAGTATAAAGAATTAAGAGCTTTACTCTTTTCTTCCTTAGCTATAGGATAGCCACCAACTATTTGATTTTTTTCTAAGATACCATGCATCATATTATATGCATCCTGAGCATCTTTTTGTTTTTGTATTTTACTAGTTTCTAATTCTTTAAGATGTTCTTGTTTTGCTTTAGCATCAAGTGTGGTTAATTCTCCTAGAGCTTCGGCAGCTTCAGTATCATCATCCATATCATCAAAAATCTTATCTACCATTTTCTTAGTCTTAACATCGTTAAAACCTTTCTTTTGATAGAATGTTTCTAGAACTTTACGTCTATCTTCTTCTTTAGCTAAATCATAATTTTTAGGATCAAATGATTCACTTCCAAAGTTATTCTTAAATTTTTCAATATCTGTTCCACCATGTTCAAATAAATAAAGGAATAAATCCTTTGCATTACCAACACCTGGAACTTCTACATCTGGTATTTTATCAAATACAGATTTTGTAGCTACTTGATTTCTAAAAGCTTCTGAATCTTGAACAGCTTTGTCTAATGATTCAATCTCATAGTCATCTGGGAGAAATAATGCTCCCATTTCTTTTAAGTCAACTACTTTTTGAAGTAACTCTTTTTCTTCTTCAGTTTGTTCTACTTCCTCTTGGTCAGTATCTTCTACTTTTGTTTCTTGAGTATCTTCTTTTTCTTCTACTTCTTCTTTGTCATCATACTCTAGACCCTCCATAGGATTTAAAGTTGTTTTAACTTCTTCTTTTTTCTCTGTTGATGCTTTATCTGCTTTATCTTGTTCACTATCCTTAAAGGTAGTTACGTCAATAAAATCATCAAACAAATCTAAACTTTCATTCATAATGTAAAGATAATATTTTTATTTTTAATTTCAAACCTGCTATTTTTTAACTCTTGTTAATTTTTGTTAATAGCTTTCTTTTTCATACTTTTTCAATACTTTTCTTGTCCTTTTGTAATACTTACTTTCATTTTTACTTAAATCTCCACAACAATCTAAACATACAGAAGAGTAAGTCCAAGACATATTTGTTAATATTCTTTTGAACTTAGACAAACTCTTAGGATGTTGACACATAATACAGAGTTTTTTATCCAATTTATTTCTTTTTAGGTGTAGAAGGTTTTTTATAAACCCATTTAAATTTCTTATGTTTAGTTCTTTCTCCTCTACATACTCTTGTAATTAATTCTGGATAACCATTTACAGCTCTTGCAGCTTCTCTTACACTAGAATATTCATTTACAAAATTTCCATTTAAATCTTTCTGTATAACCTCTAATTTTCTGGAAATAAAGGTTCTACTCGAATTTAATCCTTTTGGTGTATCATTTTTATATTTCCACTTATACCCTTTTGCTGTTCTATTTTCATTTTGAAGTGCATTCCAAATTCCTCGAGTTTTTATTTCTCTTTCGGCTTCTGATATACTTTTAAATTCTTTTAGAAGTTTTCCTTCAAGACTATATTGTAAAATAGGTTTTCCTAATTTTTCTTCTTGGTAGTCTTTTCTACTACATTTGCTGCTTCCCTGACCTCCAATAATTAGATTATAAAAGTCTTCAGAATCTTTAACATTATATTTAATTAAATACTCAATTTCAGTTCTACTTAATAAATTTTCATCACTGATTCCACAACAAAGTATTTCTTTTATAAAATTATCTTTTCCATATTTCTTTATTGCTTTTTTTATTACTACCCCACTTCCTAAATAATTTTTCTTATTTTCATTAAGTTGTTTTCCTATATATTTTTTACCATTAATTTTATTTGTAATTAAATATATTAATCCCATTATTTTTTAGATTTAGTTGTTGGTTTAGGTTTCAATTTTGCAACTTTAATTTTTGTATCATTGTTTTCTTTATTCATTTTCTCATCTTTATTTTTCATTTCTTTTTCATGTTGCATTCTTTTATCATCATTATATTGATTAGCTTGAATTTTTCTTTCTTCTAAAATTTGTTTAGAAGTTACTTCAGCTTGTTTTAAACCTAATTCAGCTTGTCCTAATATATCTTCAGTATTAGAACCTTCATCCATACCTAAAGATGTTAATTCAGCTTTTCTAAGTTCCCACTCACCCTTTCTATCAATTTCTTCTAATCTATATTGATGTTGTCTATCTTGAGCTTCAATTTGTGCCTGAGCTATTTGTTTCTCATGTTCTTGTTGAGCTTGTTCTGTTTGTTGAGCAATTTGTTGTTTAATTTTCTCATAAGTTTCAGCATCTCTTTCAACAGCTTTCATTGAAGTAGCTCCAAATAATTTAGCAATCTGGGACATTGAATTATCATTTTGTGCAAATGTTAAAGCCATATTTCTCATAGCTTCCATGTTTTGAGCATCATTAATATTATCACTAATAAAAGCTCCTAATTCAGCATCTGTAATATATTCTGGTTGTAATTCAATAACACTTCTAGATAAATCATCTAATACTACAGGAATCTTTTTAGGATTATCTTTGTAGCAGATTTGTGCTGTTTCAATTAAACTTGTAAGAATTTGTTCCCAAAGAGAATTATGAGCACTAAATAGAATTTCAGTGATATTACTTGATTGTACAATAGATTGTTGAGCATTAGTAGCAGTTTCATATTGTCCTGTGTTACCTTCTCTTTGTTTAGTAACACCCATTACTTCACTAATCTGATTATCTAACCATGAAAGTATTTCTACATAGTTATTAACATGTTGCATTACACTTCTAGGTACTTCAAATGCGGGTCCTTTTTGTCCAGATGTTGTACTAGGATTACCTTCATTATTCTGATTAGGGTCATAAAAACCTAAACCTTGTTTATAATAATATAACCATTGTTCATTAGTTAATGTCTTAGGAATCATTGACATATCTATCATAGTCAAAGGAGGCATATCCTTAGCCAATACTTCTTTCATCTTATGTAATACAATGAAATATAAGTACTGAAAAGGTTTTGCCCTATCTACCAACGAAACATTACTAGAATTCATATTATTATATGAAAGTCCATGGTATCCTAATTTTACTTTATAAGGCTCTTTAAGACTTCTAGCTTGGTAAGGTTTGGGTCTTATATTTACATATATTTCATATGCGATTCTGGTAGCTTCCCATACTTCAGGTAACCATACCCATTCTAATTCTAATGGTTGTTGATTTTCATCAACCCATACATATTTTAATTTCTTATTACCATATTTATCTGTATATTTAACTTTAGAGGCTATTGTAGGTACATCAAATGATTCATCCATCAAATCTACTTGTGACTCGCCATCTTGATCTATATATGTTAAATATCCAAACTTTCTTTGACTTACCCATTCTACATGAATAACATCTAAATCATTAATAGCAGATGGTCCATAACTACCTGTATTAATTAATGTAGTTGAACCTTTAGCTAATCTCCATTCTAAAGATTTATTTAAATCTAACAGATTAATTTCTTTAGATAGCATTTTATCTGTAATACCATATAGACTAGATACAGCAGTTGCTTTATCTATTTTATTTTTATCTTCTTCTGTTAAATCATCTCCATAATCATTTAAAATATCTGAAGGAGTCATTCTTGTTCTGTATCCAGCAAAAAATCCATCTTGGAAGAATTGTACGTCAGATGATTTGTGTCCTATAAACTTAATAGGATTAAGCAATTTAATAACAGGTTCTCCATTATTTACTCCAACC